GCTAACATGGGGTATTAATGAATATACTGATGATAAGAGTGGAGTAAAATCTTATGATATGGCTCTTCAGTTTCCTAATGATGAATATAACAATCCTGAATGTGTTGCATTTCTTAAGAATATGCAGGCTCTAGAACAGCGTATTAAGACTGATGCTATTACTAATTGCAAAGACTGGCTTAACAAGACAAAGACTAATGCTGATGCAGTTGATGCACTTTGGACTCCTATGCTTCGTTATCCTAAGGATAAGGAGACTGGTGACTTTGATTATTCTCGTGCTCCTACTCTTAAGGTAAAGATTAATTATTGGGAGGGTGAATACAAAAATACTGAAATTTATGATGATAATCAGCTCTCGCTATTTCCTAATGATAATGGTATTGTTCCTCCTGAACTAATTACGAAGGGTTCTCATGTTGCTACAATTCTATCTTGTGGTGGAATTTGGGTTGCTAATGGTAAGTTTGGTGTTACGTGGCGTCTATTCCAGGCTGTTGTAAAGCCTCGTGTAACTCTTGCTGGTAAATGTCATATTAACCTTTCCACAAAGGATAAAGAGACACTCACCGCAACTGCTGCTAAGCAGGAAGAGGTTGAGGTAGAAGATGATGTTGTAGTTGAGCAGCTTGCATCTACTACAGTTGCAGATTCTGATGATGAAGCCGATGCAGCTGAGTCAGTTACAGAAGCAGTAGTTGAGGCAGCAAAGGAAGAGGTTAAGGCAGTTGTAACTGAAGATGCACCTAAGAAAAAGCGTGTTGTTAAGAAAGCAAAGGGAGCAGAGTAAATGTAATCACTAAAACTATTAAAACCACAAAAAAATAAAATTTATAATTTTTTTTATAAATTTTATTCCAAATGAATATGAATTAATACATTCCCTTTTATTTTATTATCTAATATATCATTTGTATTTATTAATGGTATACCTTCATTTTTAAATATCACTACTTGAATTTTTTTCAACCTTAATTCCTCAAAATAAACTTTATAGTTATTTATTTCTATAAATTTTATATCTTCTTTTATCAAATTCAACAAGTTTATAAATCTCTCTTCATATGTTATATGCATATTATTATATTCATCTATTGTTACATTATCTGGTAATATTGGCTGAATTTTTATTAAAATATTTTCATATACCATTTCTTGATGCCACAATGGAACATAAACTATATCTTCTTCTATTTCTAACTTAAATATTTCACTATTCATAATATTTTCTAACGAAGGACTTATTATATACATATTATACTTCATTAATTTCTTATTTATAAGATCTTTTATTACATTTATCATATCTTCTGATAAACCCATCGAATTTTTTACTATAAATTTATATATATCTTCTAACACATTCAAATTTATTTTATCAAATAATTGATCCAATAATTTATTCGTATATTCTATACATTTTTTCTGAAATTTATTTATCTCTCCACTATCCGGTTTTGATAATAACATTTTTAATAAATTAATCATTAAATCCGTATATGGTGTATCATATATTTCTTCTTCTGTATTATTTTCATATATATTATAAATGTTCGAATTTATTATATTATGTAAAAATGTATACGCCTCACCTATTTCTTGAAATCTCTCCTTTGCATTTATTTCCTTATTTTTATCCGGATGATAATTTAAAGCCATTATATGATAACTCCTTTTTAATTCCACACTCGTTAATTCTGTTATGTTTTTTATATTATATTTGTTATCCAAGTTTAATTTACTTAGTGCTATTTGTACATTCATTCTCATTTACCAACTTTATTAAATATAATATAAATGCCTCTAAATGATAAATTGGTCTGTAATTATTATTGTAATATTTAAATAATATACATATTCTTACAAAAATCTTATTTATAAAATCCTGATCCATTTTTTCACCACTTAATTTTATTTTTTTTAATATTACATTATTTACTATGAAATATGTACAATCATAAATATTTAAATTATAAATCAATATATCATACAAAATATTTCTTATATTATTATAATTTATATTACTTGAAAATATCATATTTATTATCTTATTACATATTGACGTCTTCAAATTTATTAAATTCTCATTACCATTATTCAATTCAATATATTTTAATAAATTTATTGAAGATATATTCGATAAATATTGACCATTTTTATCCATTTTCTGTTTCTCTGATAAAAATTTCTTATTATTTCCATTTGATAATTTTATATAATTTGAATAACTTAATTTTGAATAATATAATATTTTACACACATCCTGAATATTTTTTGGAATAAAACTCAAATGCTCTGTTAATATTATAAATTTTAATGTTAAATTATTTACCAGATTTTTTTGCATATAACTATAAAATATCTCAATTATTTCATTATTTATTTCATGAAAATTTTTACATAATATTATTCCCCTTTTATCTTTTGAACTTTGTATCGCATCTATTATATTATTATAAATATCATTCAATAAAATCTTTGAATTACATGTTAAATTCTCCAAATCTATCTCATAATGTATATCACTTATCTTTATTATATGTTCATTTTTTGATGAATTTATTATCATCTTTTTCTCATATTTTAAATAACTTCCACTATATTTTTCTATTATTTTTAATGCCTCACTATACTTTCCTGTACCACATGGTCCATATAATATAAAATTTGGTATATTTTCTAAGTCATTTGGTAAATTATTTATATATTCTGTATACTTATTATTTATTACATTTGAATTACTTTTTTCTATTAATGTCACAAAATTATCTTTTAAAATCATTATTGTATTTTAATAATTTAGTTTTAAATATATAAAAAATGTTTAAAGTTAATTTATTAATTAATTTAGTTTTAAATGATCGCCGAAAATGTTGAAGATATTAACCTCAATCACATTATTATTTGTGACCCTATCAAAAATAGTGTTATGCAATATAGTAATTTTTATAAAATCGTTTATTCTAATGAACTCTTATCATTAAATGGACTTTACATATTATTTAATTTAAATAAAATTAATCAAAATAAAGAAAAAATATTATTTCAATATTTTGATAATAAAATCAGTATCGATAAAATCGCCATCATCGAAGAATATATTTTGAATTTAATAAATTCTAATAAAAATAGAATTTATAAAATTACAGAATTACTTAATAATGGTTATATTAAATATTGCTACAATGATAACTCTATCAATAATATTACATCTAATAACTTTAATAATGTTAATAAATCTTTAATTCTTAAAATTTCTGGTCTTTGGGAAACCAAAGAAAATATTGGAGTCACTTTCAAAATTATTTTAGTCGAAGATACAATCGAATTTAATTAACCATCTGTTGAAAAAAACGCCAATAATATATGTAAAATTAATACAAAAATATAATTTATTGTTATCACTATTAAACTTAATCCTTTTAATATTGATTGCTCATTTTGTTTTTGAGGTGTCTCATTTCTTTTTGTATTTATACCACTTAAAATACTATACATATATTTTATTATTATACCTATTTGAATTATTACCAACAACGACGAGAAAAATGAATATACTGGATAACTTGAACTTACCTTATTTGAATTTATTCTTGTAAAATATATGAAATTTAAACTAATTATATATACTACTATTCCCAAAGTTAGAATTACCGGTATTGCTCCCGATGATAATATTTCAATATAATACGAAAATATGCTTTTATCTTTAGCACCTCTCTCTAGCAACAATTCTCCTCTTTGTTCCGATTTTTTTGTCGTTAAATATATAGCCATAAATATCATTAAAACTAACGATATTGCCGTTAAACCATAACCCCATATTGTAGTTGATGCAGGACCGCTTCTTCCTAATTTAGTATAATTTTCTTCAAAAAATATTTTTACAATTATTCCTGCCACCGCTAAAACCACTAAATTCATCATATCCAAATTACTATTTGCACTAAACCCAAAACCAAAAATACCTTTTCTATTTATCATCGCATCAGTTCCTTCTTTTGTAGTTGTTTTATCGCCCATTATTTATCTAATATATATAAATATATTTTGAGATAAATATATTTATTTTATTTTATTATTATAATTATAATTATGGAACAATTTTTAATAGAAAGGCTACAAAATTTCACTTTAGACAGAAAAATTTTATCCATTGATACTAATGATCGTGATAAATTCAGATGGCCCAACGCCAATGAATTTGAAGTTTCACTACCACAAACATATACTAACGTTGAGTCTATTAGATTATTAAATATACAAATACCTAATAAATTATATAATATTAGTGAACATTTACAAAATAATAAAATGATTGTTCAAAATGGTTCTGAGAAAGTTCTTATTACTTTAGATGATGGCTATTATAGTAATTCCCACATATGCGAAACTATACAAAATAAAGTTAGATTAGGATTTGGTACCGCTTGGGCTCCTAATAATGTCTTTAATGTTGATTTTAATAATGTTTCCCAAAAACCACATTTTACAAGCGCGTCTAAAGATTTTTCATTTATATTTTTTGATGCATCTCTTTCTTATAGTACTTCTTCTAATAGTCTATGTAATAATAATGTCTATGAACAACATTCTAATTGGGGATTAGGACATAATTTAGGTTTTGATAATAAACAATGGGTTGAATCACACGCCGTAGCTGATATTAGTGATTCTGATATATTTTTTTATTATAATTCCAATCAACTAGTACCTACCAGCGCTACCGGAGCTATCATACCCCCTAAACAAACTGAACTAAATCAGAATCAATTTATATATTTAGAAATTGATAAATATAACACTTCTGATGAAATTAAACCATTTATTAATGATAGACTTAATAATACTAATGCTGGTTTAGTTAATTCTTATTTTGCTAAAATTCCTATTAGATATAAAACTTATGATGGAAATTCAATTAATCAAAGTTTAAGTTGTAAAGAAGATTTTATTGATTCTTTAAGTTATTACCAACCTCCTATAGAAAAAATATCTAAATTAAAAATTAAATTTCGCTATCATAATGGTCTTCCTGTTGATTTAGCTAATTCTAATATCTCTCTTACTTTAGAAATCAATCAAATTCGTAATGAAATGAAAAATTATAACGTTAGAACACCTTTTAAATTTTAACCCTTCTTATTTAAGAAATTCCAACAATTATCACATACTGGAATATACTCACTCGCACCTATTAAAACTTGCGCCTCATTATCTACTATCCTATGTGTATATAATGAAGCATTTCCACATTTATCACAACTTCCTAACATCCTAAACGTTTTTGTTGCTGAAATAGTTAAATCCATCATCTCACCAAACTTCTCTCTCTTAAAATCCAAATCTAATCCACACAAAATTATATTCTTTTTTAATGTATTCTTCACATACAAAACCCAACTCTTTAAACCTTTGAAAAATTGTGCCTCATTTATAAATATATATTCTGCTTCATTAAACTTATCCAAATCACTTGTTAATTCCTCTAAATCTTGAATACATACACAATCTATTGAAACTTTATCATGACTTACTATCTTATTTCCATTCGTATATCTCTTATCAAATATATAATTTACTGCTAAACATTTAT